AATTCGTCCATCGACATGTTTTCAAGGGATTTGCCCGAGGGTGCCCCTGTGTCGATGCGAGAGTTAATCTGATCTGGCGCGTTGGATACCGGTTTGGTGACTCTGGCCGGGGCTTTAGACGCAATGCGCTCAAGTTCTCGGCCCTGCTGCAATGGGGGAAGGGACAGAATGCGGATTGCCTCATCAGGATTCGAACCCAAGGCGTGCAGAACCTTGTGAGCATCGTCCAGGCCGACAACGCCCGCGATGAAATCATGAGGGATACCCAGCATTCCCAAGTTCTTAACGCTTTCTTCAAAGCCTGGAAGCTCTGCCTTTCCCGTATCAAAGACGGAGTTGCATCGAGCGTTAAAGCTTTGTTCCGCGTTGAGCTTCTGCGCAGCTTGGCGGATGCGTTCCTCGTCATTTACCGGCGCTTTCACCGCTGGTTGCTGAGTCTGGTCCGGCTGTTCGCCTCGTTGCGTGGCTTCAAGCAAGCGGCGATAGGTGTCTGCCTCTGCCCGGAGCGTGTCGGCTTCCCGTTGTGCATCATGTCTAGCGCGGGTCATTTCAGCGAATCGGCGTTGGACCCACTCAGGGGTTTTGTTTGCCTGCTCTGCTGCTAATTCCTGCGCGGCTTGCGACCCGGCCTCACTGTCGCTGTTTTCGGCCTGTTGCGACTGTTCAACGTCCAACACTTCTGTTTGTTCGGTAGTCTCGCCCAAAGTTTCATCAGTCATTGCATGGTTTCCCAAGTGGTCAGCGCTTGTAATCCCGCAAGCTTCGGGTATCGCGTGCGCAGATTATTAACCTGCGCGCACGAATTGTCGAACTTTCTTGCTTTTAGCGCGTTACCTGGATCTGGTAAACGCCAGCGGCTGGAACGAGTGCGCCCGCTGTTGGGTTCACGAAAGTCACCGTCAAAGTGTTCGCCAAGCTCACGCGGGCAGTTACAGCGGCAACGCCTGCGGTAATGCTCGGCGGCGTTACATCAACAAAGTCGCCAACTAGCAGGCCTGCCACGGTGAAGTTCTGTTCAGCACAAGTTGCCGCGCCTACAGATACCGGGGTGAGGGATTGGCTCACGCGCGCCATTGCGCGGATAGGGCTGGATGGAAGGGCCTTAAAAACCAAAGTGTTCAAGGTTGGTTCGTCAGTCATGACGCCGAGTGCGTTAGCCATGATGTAGTTCTCCAGTTATTGCGGTTGGTTGGGCATCATCGCGCCCGGTTGTGGTACCTGGGGTTGAGGCGCTGGCATTGCCTGCTGTGGCATTGGTTCCGGTGCCTCTGGGTATGATTGTACATCAGTCGTAGGATGCGGCTGTTGGTGGGCTGAGACGATGGTCTGAGCCTGTACAGCGGCCAGAGCTGGGGTGGTGCCCATCGCTTCCATGCGGGTGAACATGTCGTTCAAGCGAGTCGTCATCGCCCGGTAAGCCTCGATCTCGGTTCGCTTCTCTTTATCGTCCAGGGTGCGCGCTTTGTCTGCCGACTCCTGCAATGCCGAGGCGAGCATTGATTGCGTGTTCTGGAGCTGCTGCTGTGCGTCCTGCAATTGCTGCTGTAGCTGCTGTTCGGCTGGGGTTGGGCCTTCGCCAAGCAACTGCGGGGCAATCGAGTTTCGATAGCGTTCGGCAAGTTCCTCGCTGCCTGGAAAGTCCATTGTCTTAAAGAAGATGTCACCGGCCTTATCCATAAAGCCCGGGTTGCCAATCGCAATGGCGGTCATCGACTCTGCCGCCTCTTCACGCTTGGTGGCGTAGGACGGACCGGCCTGGGCCACTACATCGTACTTGCCCACTGATGGGTTGAAGATCCGCGAAGCCTCGTTCTCGCGTTCGTCTTCCTTCTGAGTAGTAAGCGCCTCTTTCTGGTTCGGGTCGATACTGATCTGTTCGTCGCTGCCATCCTCGGCCCGGATCTGGATCACCCGTGCGGTGTCGTAAATCTTCGGGATCAAGTCAACGATAATCTTGCCGGTAAAGCGGATCGACTTCGACATTTGGTCAATGTAGTGATACGTCGCCTTATCGCCCTGCTTGATCCGCTTCTGAATGGCAACGCCTGCGATCTCGTTGGCCTGCGCGCCCATCGTTGGATCTTGCTGGCCGGAAACCATCTTCATTTCTTCGGCGGCGATCTGCATGCCGCTGATGTAAGCCCCGGCCATTTGTGGTGGCTGTTCACGCTGAGGCGCCTGCAATGGCTGACCTTGTTCGTCAACGCCGTTATATGGCAGATAGGGATAATTGATTCGGTTGGCGTTCTGATAGTACGACTCATAACCGGCGATGGCCTGGGCCGAAGCCATGTAGGGTTGCTTCCCCTGTAATGCCACCTGCTCAACGGCTGAGCTAGTCCAGTAGTTGTACATGCGCTGCGGGTCTTTCAGGTTGCGAACGTGGCCCTTGCGGTCAAGTTCACCGTCAATCACCTGCTCTTCGCCAACCACGCGGACAATGGGAATGTACTTACCGGGCCAGTCTTTGCGGTCGATGATCTCGTCCCCGGCGATCATGCACCACTTCACCCGTGGAACCTGCACGCGGCGTTTCTTGATGTCGGGGGAGTCCTTGACGGCTTGGCGCAACTGCTGTGGGATCTCCGACAAGCGCATAGTGTCGTATTGGCCTGGGACGGGCTGCTCCGTCATAGGATCGCGGACAGGCATCGCAACGAGCCAATCCTTTTCATATTCGATGTAGAAATACTCGGCTACGCGCACCTTGTCCTTGCTCAGCCAGTCGGTGGCGTTACCAAAGACGGAGCGGTCACCGATGGACTTGAACTTGGGATATTTGCGTTCGTACTCTTCACGCGGCATGTCTTCAAAGATGAACCCGTATTGAGCGTCTGACCCGTCCTCTTGGTCGCCGCTCATGTCCAGATAGACCGACAGCGGGTTTTTGATCCGACGAATGAATATCTCTTGGTCAAACGAGTCCTCGTCCTTGTAGTCGGTCACAACGCGCCAATAGCCGATGCCGCCTTGAACCTGATGCATCATGGCCGTGCTGTAGGCGTCTGCCGCATTGCTGTTGTACTCGATGTAACGAGCCAGGCCCATGAATACGCTGGCCGCGTCCACCGTCGCGTCGCCGCCCACGGGGCTGATCTTGATCGCGGGCAAGTTCTGCTTTATCTCGTTCTGGATCATCAGCGCGTGCTGTCGCGTCTTGTTGATGGTCAGGCAAGGCCGCGCATCTAGTTCCCGGCTCTGCGTCATCGCTGCGGGCCACTGGAATTTGTTGTCGCTGTCGGCGTTGCAGAACTTCACGTCATCGACGTAGAGAACTCGAAAGTCAGCCTCATAATCCTTGACCAGTTTGAACCGGTCGTGTGCCGTCTGCACAATGCTGTCGTCGTCTTCTTTGCTCATGGGGAATACTCGTTAATGCCCGGAGGCGTTGGGTTTGGCGACTTTATCATGACTGGCTTTCAACCCATCCATGACGTACCACCGGGCGTTGGGCCTTGTGCAATTCTAGGCTTGATATCGACTACGGCGCCGACCTTGCCCTTTTGGACGGCATAGCGCCGCATCATGTAGGCGTAGCGGGTGGCTGACAGGATGTCGTCGTTGACCTTGGCAATAGTCCCGTCTTCCTTGCGGTGGTAGTTCATCTTTTCTTCGAACCACGGCGTGAGGTGTGAGAACACTTTGAACGTGCCCTTTTCCATCCTTGAATATATCTCGACTAGACCAGCCTCAACCGAGTTGCCTCCCGTGGGCCACGATGCCATCTCGTTGCACATCTTCCATCCTGCGGCCTTGTACGTCTCCGACAGGGCCTTGCCGCTGCCTTTGTCGTGTTGGTGTCCGTCGTGCGGCCATGCGGTGATGATGCCATTGGCCCACGGCTTGACGGCTGACCATGCAAGCTCTGGCACGGTGTTGGACTTCTTCCAGGCATGGGTAACGTAGACCGTGTCGCTGTCCTTGTCCCAAGCGAGCTGGATGTGTGCCTGGGGGTGATCCCATCCGTAGTCCATGCCGTTGATGAGATACCAATGATCGGGGATCTCAAACGCCTGGCACGAAAACACGCTGTCGGCCATATCGAAGATCAGGCCGGAGCCTAGAAGCGGTTCGCCCCGGGTACGCATCGCCCTTTGCCATTCTGGGTACATCGCCAGGAGCGTGCGCTTGGTCTGTTCGGTTAGGTGCGGTGCATCATCCCAAGTGGCGCGCTGGAGATACTGGCCTTCGTTGGCCGCATCCATGAACTGGACGACAAGCTCTGTTCGCCCGTTCTCTGGCGTAAACGTGAGGATGCCACGCCCGCCACGACCACGATCACCTGTAGCTGTACGGGTCAGGACTTGAGGGAATATGGCCTTGTCGCGAGGCTCTTCGTCGATGTGATACCAATCGACGGTGTCGCCCATGATTGCGTGCTGGCCCTGGGAATATGACCAGAACTGAACAGTGGATGTGCCGCCCGTTGCGTGCCGGACGGTGACCTGCCGCATTGCGCCGGTGGTGCCCGATGCGGAAAGATACCCAACGATGCGGTCAGCAGGAACAAGACCACCAGACCAAGCGCCATTCGCATAAATGCCGAAAAGCACATTTTGAAGTAGGTCACGGGTTTTCTCCATGGAGTAGCCAAGCAGCCAGCACATCGGAGCAAAGTCGAAGCGGTGCCCATCCCAAGATTCAGGGTAATCGCCCAGCAGGTGCGCGGCGTCGATGGTCAGTCCGGTCATGGTCTTGCCCACCCGGTTGGCTGCCATCAGCATGCACGCGGTGTTGCCAGCCGTAGCCTTGATGAAAGTGTGCTGCCAGAAATACAGCGTATCGAACCGTTGCTTGAACTTCTCCCTGTCCCGGCGCCGTTGCTTTTCCTCAAGCAGCGCCAGGAGCTGGATCTGTTCATTGCGGCTCATCTTTCTGGAGCTGTCTGATTTTTGCGTCGAGTTCGTCATCGGTCATGTCCTTGTAGGTGATCTGCCCGGAATGCTCGACCTCCTGTTTCTCACGCCACCCCAGCTTCTGCCTGTTCTTCATCCAGAATATCTGAGATGTAGCATTGGGCGGATAGTATTTGCCGTCTGGACCGACAAACCCGGTCGCCATCTTGTACATGGAAATGGCTACGTTTCCGTCCGCAACATCCTTGCCTGCTTTTATGGCCGCAACAAATTCGGGATGGGCTTTTTTCCATTTGGTCAAAGTAGCCACGCTAACTTCAAACGCATCAGCCATCCGAATGTCATCAAAACCAATCAGCGCATAGTTTTCGGCAAGACGTGCATGCTCGATTGTATAGCGAGTTGGTCGCCCTACCTTAGCCATACGGCCCCCTTAAAGTAAAAACCCCGACACTATGGCCGGGGTTGAGTGTTGCGTTGATTGTAAGCCGTTATGGGGCTTTAAAACATTTCCTCATCAGAAACAGAAACCGCTTTAGGTGCTGGCTCTACTGGCGAAGCCACATCCAAAGTCGCTGACGCCAGCTCAGTGGCCGAGGGAAGTGACACCGTAGCGGCTGGAGCTGGCATAGGAACCGGCAAAGGCTTGTACTCGCTGTCGCCAATGATGTTCGTAACGCCTGGAGCATATTCAGAATCGGCCAGCGTGATCGACTGGTCAGCGATTGCTGTTTCTGCATCTGCTGGGGCTGGAAATGGTGGTGGTGTCGGGATATCAATTGTTTGCACGATCTCCGGCACTGGCTGGCCTGCTGCGGCTGCGGCCTTGGCCTGGTTCACATAGTCTTCAAGCGTTGGTTCTCCGGGCTTGGCGACGATCTCAGGCAGAACGGCGGCGTCGAGCGCCGAGATCGTCATAGCGGTGAGCTTTTGAGTCATCATCAGCATAGCGATGGACTGCTCCGAACCTTCCCGGTGTTCTTTGGCTGCCATGCTGGCGTAGCAAGCTGCCTGGGACAGTGCAAGGGCGTCTTGCATCAAGATACGGTCGAGTTGCTGGGTCATTGGTCTGATCTCGTTGGGTTGGTTGTATTGGTCGGTCATTCTATGCGTCGGTCGTAAAAAAGCCCAGTTTTTAGGCTGGGCTTACCGCTTGTGCGGGCTGGCTTGCTTAGTATCAGTTGCATTTCCTGATTGCTCAGTAGCATATCCCGAAGGTTACAAGCATCGACGGCGTTGGTTGATGGCCAGACTTTACCCCGGATCTCGGGCAAAGAAAAGCCCCCGGTTTTTAGGCGGAGGCTGGATCGTTTATAGACTGTCCTGTCTCGGGTCTACAGGCGACCAACCTGGGCAGACCATGCCCAGACCCGTGCCGCGATACTAGCCATTAGCAGGACTTCAAATCAAGTGATTCGTTGGTGCTTGCAAATTCACCGTGGTATTCCATGGCGGCGATGTC